GGTTTTAAATTTCTATATGCTGCTGCTAGAAAAATTAAAAATTTAGAAGCAATTACTTTAACTACTAACCATAGAAATGAAATTGTAGAAGATTTAATAAACTACTACAATGAAGCGGTAGAAAAAGGAGCAAGTATTACAATTTCTGGTTCATATAATTATAATAATAAAAACTAATATCATATTTATAATAAAAATATATAATGGCACAATGTATAACTAGTGGTTCGTTAAAAGTACTTATACAAGAAAGTATAACCTTACCTAATAAAAATGAGGAGATTTGTATTAACGAAATCACCATTCCTGGCATTACCCAAACAGTAAGAAGGGTTGATACTATATCTACCAAATTTAGTGGTAGTGGAGTTGAAATTTTAAGATTTGTTGATTCTGAAGAACAACAAGTAGCAGGTTCATTTGTAAGAGATACAGTTAAATATATGAGATTTACAAATTTATGTTCATCTAATTTTGTTTCTCTTTACTTAATTCAAGATAGTCCTGAATCAACCTCACCTAACACTACTAATAATGGTTCTGGTGATGAGACATTATTTAAAATAGATGCAGGTAAATCAATGGTGTTTTCAAACGCACAAATACAAGGAACAGACTATTATGATTATGCAGTAGAAGGATATGTTGACATTCAATATTTTTCATCATTTTCTGCCTTAGCTTCAATAAAAGCAAAAGCAGATACTAAAGATATCCAAATAGAATATTTTGTAGCTTCTTCTTAATATTTATAACAAAATTAAATTAAATAAAAAATGGCATTAACTTATAGATCAGTAAAAGGTTCAGCATTAACAATTGACGAACTAGATGATAATTTTAGATACTTTACAGGATCTCATGCAATAACCGCATCTTCAGGTCCCTTTATAATTTCAGGTTCAGATGGGGCTAATAACGCACTTGAAGTATTAGGCTCTTCTTTATTCTCCGGGAGTATTATTCCTGCAGAAGTTGAAGCAACTTTAGGTACACAAGAAAAACCTTGGAAAGAATTGTTTGTTAGTAATGGGTCTATAGTCTTTGTAAGTGGATCAGGAGTAGGACAAATTACAAGTTCTTTATCACTTGAAGCTGATGGTTTAATATCAGGTGGGTTCGATGGTAAATTTACAGGTTCTTTTACAGGATCTGCTGATATAACAGGCTCATTATCTGGTTCTTTTACAGGATCTGCTGATATAACAGGCTCATTATCTGGTTCTTTTACAGGATCCGCTGATGTAACAGGTTCTTTTACAGGTTCATTTGAAGGATCTACAACAGGCTCATTATCCGGTTCCTTTACAGGATCTGCTGATGTAACAGGCTCATTATCCGGTTCCTTTACAGGATCTGCTGATGCAACAGGCTCATTTACAGGCTCATTTACAGGATCTACTAATGCAACAGGCTCATTATCTGGTTCATTTTCAGGATCAATTGATGGGACAGAATTTTACTTATATAATCTACCAACTTCAGAACCAGCAGAATCTGGGAGGTTATGGTTAAGTGGTAATGCTACAAGTGGTTCTAAATATTTGGTAGTAAGAAATTAAATTAATACTTTACATAAAAAAATTTAAGGACTCAATATGAGTCCTTTTTTTCATATTTATAACAAAATATAGATTATGAATATACCTATTTGGGACGGTTCAAGTTCATTCGCACCCGGAGAAACACCTTTTGGTTTTTATGATAATGATGCTGAATTTAGAAGAGATGCAGATAAAGTATCTGTTTTTTGTGCTAATAGAATGGGTTACCCCCTAGTTGATATAGAATTACAATCAGGGTCCTTTTATACAGCATTTGAAGAAGCAGTAACTATGTATGGAAATGAAATATGGGCCTATATAGTTAGAGATAATTTTTTGGATTTAGAAGGTCTTTCTATATTTGAAGAATTAAACGAAACTATTATTACTCCCAGTATGAAAACAATAGTTCGATTAACCCAACAATATGCTGATGAAGCAGGAGTAGGAGGTACAATTCCTTGGTATTCAGGTTCTTTTGATTTAACTAAAGGTCAACAAAATTATAGTTTTGAAACATTCTTGACTGCTAGTGGGTTTACAGGGTCTGCTTATTCCGAAGGAATAGAAATTAAACGTGTATTTTACCAAGAACCAATTCCCGCATCCGATTTGTATTTAGATCCTTATAATGGGTTTGGGTTTGGAGGAGCAATAGCTGCTGGTTTAGTTGGAGTAGGAGGATTTGGTGGTGATATGGGGTTCTTAATGATGCCCTTAAGTTACGATATGCAAGTAATTCAATCTATTGAAATGAACCAACAAGTTAGATGGTCAAATTATAGCTTTGAAATACATGCTAATGATCTTAAAGTATTCCCCGTCCCAGAACAAAGTGGAAAAATTTGGTTTCAATATATTTTTAACAATGATAGATCTTCGGGTGTTGTAAAATGTGCCGAAGATAAAGTTAATAATATTAGTAATGCTAATTTTAAAAATCCTAATTATAGTTTAATTAATTCTATTGGTAGACAATGGATATTTGAAATGACTTTAGCCATAGCTAAAGAAATGTTAGGGTATGTTAGAGGTAAATATGGAAGCATACCAATCCCAAATGCTGAAGTTAACTTAAACCAACAAGATTTATTAGCAGCTGCTACAGCAGAAAAAACGGCTTTAATAGAAAGATTAAGAGCTTATCTTGATGAAACTTCTAGAAAAGCTTTATTAGAAAGAAAAGCACAAGAAGCAGAATCTAAAATGGTAGAATTACAACAAGTCCCTTGGACAATTTTTATAGGATAATATGGCAATGTTTACAGGACAGAGAGATGTCTCTCTGGTGAGAAAATTAAATAGAGAATTAATGGGTAATATTATTACTCAACAATGTGCTTTGTATCAATTTAAATTAGAAGAAACAAAAGTTAATATATATGGCGAAGCTGCTGGTTCTAAATTTTATAATGGCCCATTTTTATTCAATGTTTTAATTAATAGATCAAATGAAGAATATGGGGAAGATGAAGAAGGAATCCAATTTAGCCAGCCCATAGATTTTTATTTCTTAAGGGCTGATTTAGTAGATGCTGATGTAGTACCTGAGGTCGGTGATATAATTTTATACCAAGAAGGTTATTATGGAGTACAAAGTACAGTAGCAAACCAATACTTTGGAGGTAAAAACCCGGATTATCCAAATAATGTAAACCCATTAAATCCTGGGTTAGAATATTTTGGAAGTAATTTATCAATATTAATATCAACCTATTATATACCAGCAGATAAAGTAGCAATTTCTCCATATCAAGAAAGAATGTAATGAGTAAAATTAGAAAACCAATACCAAAAACCCAAAGAGAATTAAGTGTTGAACAGCAAACTGCTTTTGATACTGAAAGAGGTAATCCTAATGCTCGTATTAACCCAAATGAATCAGAAACGGGAATTGATTTTAATAGATCAACTAAATTAAGTTTTAAAGATGATAGTACTAAACCTTTTTCTATTGGTCTTCAAGATTTAGATGAAGCTGTATTTTATTACTTTAAAGAAGTTATTAAGCCTTTTGTATATCAAAATGGTGGAAGAAGAAATGTACCTATAATTTATGGATCTCCCGAAAGGTGGAAATCATTTCAAAGGGATGGTTATTATAGAGATAAAAAAGGTGCTATAATGTTACCTATTATTGTTGTAAAAAGAGATTCAATAGCAAAAGATAGATCTGTTTATAATAAATTAGATGCTAATGGAGTAAACCTATATAGTTCATTCCAGAAAAAATATAGCCCTAATAATTTTTATAATAATTTTTCGGTATTAAACAATAAAAAAGCAGTAAAAGAACATTATGCGGTTGCTGTTCCCGATTTTGTTACTTTAGAATATAGTTGTATTATTCAAACTTATTATATGGAACAGTTAAATAAAATTATTGAAGCTTGTGAGTATGCCTCTGATGCTTATTGGGGTAATCCTGAAAGATTTAAATTTAGAGCTTTTATAGATCAGTTTACAACAGCAACTGAATTAACAAAGGGTAAGGATAGATTAGTAAAGGGTACATTTAATATACAGTTAAGAGGTTATATTATACCCGACACTATCCAGAAAGAAATGAATTCAATTAATAAATGGAATAGCAAATCTAAAGTTACAATTAATTTTGAAACCACCAGTAATGTTGATACATTTAAACCTGGAATTAGAACTTTTCCTGGTGGTCAAACTAGAGAAGAATAATTGGGGTTATTAAATAAGGTTTTGTATATTAAGGTTATTAAAAACTAACCACAGTTATAAAATATAAATGAAAAATTCACCAAAAATATTTGCTCATGGTAGTTATATAGGAACTACAGGTTATGCTAACCATACAAGAGCATTCTATAGAGAACTTTCTAATTATTACAATTTAAAAGTTAGAAACTTTACAGTAGGTAAATCTTGGGTAGGTTTTAATAATGAACCTCATAATAATGAGGATTATATTGATAATAAGGATAAAAAATTATTAGTAGAACAATCTTTATGGGATAATAATAAAAATTTAAACCATCACCCCTTTTATTCTAACTATTCTAATAATTTTGAACATAATGTAAATATTATTTTAAATGAAACTGACCATCATTTTTTTTATCAAAATTATGATGGGCCCAAAATAGCATACAATGTTTGGGAAACTACTAGACAACCCGATTATTTTTTTAATCAATTAAAAACTTTTGATCAAGTTTGGGTAGCTTCTAAATGGCAGAGAGAATGTACTATAGAACAAGGAATAGAACCCCATAAAGTAAAAGTAGTACCTGAAGCTGTAGATGGGTCAATTTTTAAACCCAATAATAAATCAACCCTTCCAGAATATAAAGATAATAGGTTTAAATTTATTTTATTTGGTAGATGGGATTATAGAAAATCTACTAAAGAGATTATAGAATCTTTTTTACAAGAATTTAATGAGAATGAACCCGTTGATTTAATAGTATCTATTGATAATCCCTATGCTAAAGATGAATTTAAATCAACAGAAAATAGACTCAAAAATTATAATTTAAATGACCCTAGAATTAAAATAAAACACTTTCCAACTAGAAAAGAATATATTAAGTATTTACAAAAGGGGCATGTTTTTTTATCTTGTGCAAGATCAGAAGGATGGAATTTACCACTCATTGAAGCTATGGCTTGTGGTACACCCTCTATTTATTCTAACTGTAGTGCACAATTAGAATTTGCTGATGGGTTAGGATTACCAGTAAATATACTATCTACATCAAAAGCAAAAAAAGGAGAATATAGTAGTTTTTCACAAGAAATGCTAGAAGGAGAATTTTATGATCCTGATTATAACCATTTAAAAGAAGTAATGAGAGATGCTTTTAAAAATTATAAAAATCACAAAAAACAAGCATTAAAAGAATCAAAAATAATAAGAAAAAAATTCACTTGGGACAAAGCAGCTAAGATAGCGGGACAAGAAATAGAAAATTTATTAAACAATTTACCAAAAAATAAAGTAGAAATAAGTTTTAATTTAGGACCTAAAGTAGAGATATTGGGGTATTATAAAGATAAATATTTTATTGAATTTATAAATGGATCTACCGGCCAAGTAATACATAGTGATACTATTAGTAATAATATGTGGACCAAATGTAGCAAAAGTTATAATATACCTTGGATAATAAAAATAAATAATAAAATTGTCCATACTTTTAATTTAGAAAATAAAACAGTAAAAATATCATTTGAATCAAAATCTATAGGGGATACCTTAGCATGGGCACCACAAATAATAGAATTTAGAAATAAATATAAATGTAATGTTATAGTTAGTACATTCCATAATGAATGGTTTCAAAATTCCAATTCTTATAAGGATATTAAGTTTATAAGTCCTGGAGAAGACCATCCATGTTACGCCCATTTCCAAATTGGGTGGTTTAGAGATGAAAAAGGAGGATGGAAAAATTTCTCCGACCACCCTAACCAGGTAAATACTATCCCTTTAATAAAAACAGCAAGTGATATTTTAAATATTCCTTATACTCCTATAAACCATGGTATTAATTTTACTCTACATAAAAGACCTATAAAAGGAAAATATATTTGTATAGGACCTCAGTCAACATCAGGGTTAAAAGAATGGCCTCATGAAAATTGGAGAAATTTAGCTAAAATATTACATTCTAAGGGTTATAAAGTAGTTAGTTTAACTTTAAATGGTTTTAAGGGAACTAATATAATAGATAAATCAAAATTACCTTGGGATGAACTATTTAATTACATATACCATTCGGATTTATTTATAGGACTAGGATCAGGGTTATCTTGGATCAACTGGGCTTTAAATAAACATACAATAATGGTGAATAATTTTGTCCCTTATGGGTATGATATACCTAATAACTTAACTAAAATTGAAAACCACAACGTATGTAACAATTGTTGGACCCACAATACTCATGTATTTGATGCAGGGGACTGGGATTGGTGTCCAGAAAATAAAGGCACACCTAAACAGCATATTTGCCAAAAATCTATTTCAGTAGAACAAGTATTACAAAAAATAAAACCTTTACTTATATAATGTTATGAAAAATAAAAATTTAGTTATTATTCTATGTTATTGTGATACACAAAGTAAACTTGATTTATTATCTAATATGATTTTATCATTAAAAGATAAATATGATATACTAGTATCAACTCATTCTCCTTTACCTTTAGAAATTCAAAAGGATATAAATTATTTAGTTTATGATAAAAGCAATCCAATATTAAAATACCCTGAAAGAGGTATGCAATTTTGGAAAACAATTAATATTGAATGTACACCCTGTGGTGAAAAACCCCCAATAAAAATATTACATACGAGGGATGATTATGGGTGGACAGTTTTTAATTTAAAAAAGAATGCTATTACTTTTTGTCAAAATTTAGATTATTCCCACTATTCTTTTATAAATTACGATATAGAAATAACTAAAGAAGTGTTAAATCTGATTAATAACCCAAAAGATTTTATATGTAGTGATTTTAGAGATCCTACTACTAATATTCCTTTATTCCCAAGCCTATTATTTAATATTTTAAGCAAAGAAAATGCTAATAAAATTAATAATATAATATCTAAACAAGAATATACTAATTCAGACCCTATAACAAAACAATCATTATATTCAGATGCAGAGGCATATTGGGGTCATTTAATTTCTAACTTTAATTATGTTAAAGTTGAAACTGAAATAGTGGGGTTATTAGAAACAGGAAATCCTGATGTATTAAATTATAATAAAAGTAATGATCAATACAAATTATTTTTTTCTAAAAATAAAGTTTTTATATATAATAATTTTGAAGAAAATCAAATAAAGATAAGAGTAAATGGAGAGGATATTACTTTAAATTATAAACAATTTATTATATATTTTTCTAAAATAGAAGACTTAGGGTATTATCATAACAATGAACTAATAAACCTTACTCCTAAATTAGAAAGTGATATTTATAATAGAATAGAGGAACAATAATATTTATAAACAAAATAAAAAATGAGTACAACAAAGTTATTACAAGAAGAGTTACAACAATTAAAAGATTTCCAAAGATCAGAAAACGAAATTACTTTTGCTTTAGGGCAAATAGAAATTAGAAAAACCTTTTTAGAAAATCAAAAACACGACCTCCAAAATACCTATAAATCACTCCTCCAGGACCAAGAAAAAACAGGTAAAGAATTACAAGAAAAGTATGGAGAAGGTAATATTGACCTAGAAAAAGGAGAATTTATTAAACTAAAATAGTTCTTTGAGAAAGTCTTTAATATGTATAATAAAACAATATTAAAAATAACATATAAAGATGGCAGAAACATTATTATCTCCAGGTGTATTAGCTAGAGAAAACGACCAATCATTTATTACTCAACAACCCGCAGAAATTGGTGCTGCTATTATAGGACCAGCTGCTTTAGGACCTGTTGAAGTACCTACATTGGTTACCTCTTTTAGTGAATATACAGCAATTTTTGGTACTACAGTACAAAGTGCATCCATTGCTTATTCATATTTGACTTCATTAGCAGCGAATAACTATTTTCAAAGTGGTGGAACAAGTTTACTAGTTACTAGAGTAACTCCAGAAACCTTTACTTCTGCTACAAGTTCATTTATTAACACCGTAGATGGTTCAGAATTAAAAACAGGTACAGGTGATGATATAGCTACTAATGCCGCAGCTTTATTTGCTGCAGGTGTTGATGCTGGTTCAGATTTTACAGGTTCGGGTGCAGTAACTTATACAAGTGCTACATTTACAACAAATGGAAGTGGAACAGGAGCAACATTTAAATTAGATACATCTGCTGGCGCACCAGTAGCAATAACAGCTTCAACAGCGGGTACAGGGTACAATTTAGGAGATACATTAACTTTTTCAACAAACGATAATGGTGGTTCACCAATTGTAACAACTAGTTTATTAGGATCAACTGGATTTGCAGCAACAGATACTTATGATGAAGGAACAACTACAATTGCCCCTTCATCAACAACAAGCACAACTGCAACTGGTCAAGATTGGTCTTTAACGTTTGCAGGTGGAGCAGGTGCTTCAAATTTAACAGCAATTGCAGCTACATCAGCTGGAGAAGGAGTTAAAGTAAATGATACATTTACTTGGTCTGCAGCCGATATACAAACAGCTTTAGGAGGAGTAGCAGGTACAGATGTAGTACTTACAGTAACAGCAGCAGATTTAACTGCCGGAACTTTTACAGTAACTTTAGTTGCTGCTAATTTATCAGATGATGTTACACCTTTTGAATTAGAAACAATTTCAGAAGGAGCAGTAATGAATACAGGTACAACCGAATTAACAGGTGGTGCTTTATCAACAGGATCAGCAGAAAATGTTCGTTGGTCAATTCCTTCAGTAAATACAGCTTCAGGAACATTTAGTTTAATTATTCGTAGAGGTAATGATAATACAAACCAACAAGTAGTATTAGAACAATATAATAACTTATCACTAGACCCATATCAACCAAATTATATATCAGCACAAATTGGTGACATTAATAAAAATTTAGTTAATGAAGGATCAGATTACTTTATTCAAGAATCAGGATCTTATGCTAATTTATCAAGATATGTAAGAGTAAAATCAGTAAATTTAAAAACACCAAATTATTTCGATAATAATGGTCAAGCAAAAGCTCAATTTACAGGTTCTTTACCAGCAGTATCTTCTGGTTCATTTAATGGAGCTAGTGGAGAAAATATAACAACTGCCACCTCGGGACGTGTTGCTAACTTTTATGGAAACATAGGAGATGGTGCTGCATTTGATACACAAGGGTTAACTGGTAGTAATTATGATAACGCGATTGCTTTATTAGGAAATATAGATGAATACCAATATAATGTTATTAGTGCTCCTGGGTTACTTAACGCAACTCACGCAACTCAAACAACATCTTTATTATCAAATACAATCCAAAGAGGCGATACAATCGCAGTACTAGATTTAGTAAAATATGGTAGTTCAATAGCATCAGTTTCACAAGCAGCTTCTGCATTTGATAACAGTTATGCTGCAACTTATTGGCCATGGGTTCAAATGATCGATCCACAAACAGGTGAATTAGTTTATTCACCAGCTTCAACTGTAATTCCTGGAGTGTATGTATTTACAGACGCTTCAAGTGAACCATGGTTTGCACCTGCTGGATTAACTAGAGGAGCTTTAGGTCAAGTAGTTAGAGCTGAAAGAAAATTATCTGCAACTAATAGAGATACTTTATATGAAGCAAACGTTAACCCATTAGCAACTTTCCCACAATCAGGAGTAGTTGTATTTGGTCAAAAAACATTACAAAAACGTGCTAGTGCTTTAGATAGAGTAAATGTACGTAGACTATTAATTTCCCTTAAAGGATTTATATCTGGAGTAGCTGATGGTTTAGTATTTGAACAAAATACAATTGCTACAAGAAATAACTTCTTAAGTGTAGTTAACCCATATTTAGAAGGAGTACAACAAAGACAAGGATTATATGCTTTTAAAGTAGTAATGGATGATACTAATAACACGGCATCTACAATAGATAGAAATGAGTTAGTAGGTCAGATTTTCTTACAACCAACAAAAACAGCAGAATTTGTAATCCTAGATTTCAATGTACTACCAACTGGAGCAACATTTCCAGCGTAAGAATTAAAAAGATAAATATTTATAATAAAATAAAAAAATAAAATGGCAGTATTAGATCCAAACGAAATA